TACCAACAGATGTTGATTCAATCAGTGGTGTAACGGTAAATGATAATAATGGTGATGTATTTTCGGCATTTACAAGCAATGATATTGTTCACGAGTCTCAAGGAGTTTATTCAATTGAATTAATTGTTCCTACGACAGCAATGGGTTGTGTATTATATGAAGATGTTTGGAGTGGAGTTACAATCAACGGAATTGTTAGACCAGATATAGAATTAGAATTCGAATTAAAGGATTCAAACGAGTACTATAATATTGGTGATTCTTCAGGACAACCTAAAAAATATACATTTAACATTTCTGGAATTAAGGATAATGAAAAAATTAATCGTGGAGATATTAGAAAAGTTAGTGTTATGGCAAGAGTACCATATACTGTTAACCAACAAGAAGTTTTAGATTCATTGGAATATAGACTTTATGTTAAAGAAGGTGGTGCAGAATACACTGTAATTGATTATACACCAGTGGAATTAGCATTTAATTATAATTATTTCTTACTAGACACTGCTAGTTTAGTGCCACAAACATATTATTTAGATGTTAAGTCTATCTCTAATTATGAGGTGACCACATCCAAAAATGTGATTCGATTTAACATCACAAATCAGGTAGATAAACAAATTAATTAAACTATTGACTTATTCATAATTTTATGTATATTTAATAAAAATTTTATATTATGGGTTTAACTACTGACAAAGACAATAAATGTCTAAACGAAACAAAAGATAACGGTCAACAAGAATGCTATTTGGTATTATCAGAAGAAGAAATAGCCAAAGGATTTGTAAGACCTTACAGAGATTCTTATATTCATAAAGGGAGACACTACCCCAATGGAGTTGAAATATTAGATGAAGTTTATAAAACTGATAACGGTAAAAAATATATCGCAATAGCGCCAATTTTAGATGAAAATGAAAAACGTTTAGGTGGAAGTTATTTAACGCAAAAAGAAGTAGACCAATTTAATCAAAAGGATGGTTATATCGGAGGTTGTGGAACATTGACTAAAATGAATAGAGGAATATCTGAGACGTATGCTAGAGACCCTAATTTTTATGGAGCAACATTTTGTGTTGGATGTGGAACTCACCTTCCATTATCAGAATTTGTATGGGATGGAAGTTATGATTTAGTTGGTTCTTAAGCTAAGAATATTTTATCATTCAAGTATTGAATGTTAATATTTTCATTATTAACCCATAACGCCTCAATTTTTATTGGGGTGTTTTTGAATAGAGTAATTTCTTTTTCATCTTCCCCAGTTTGAGGGTTGATATTAGCTTCTATGGTTTGATTCCAATCAATATACTCTTCCCTAACACTAGTTTGCAACGTAATTTCTTTACCAGCCTTACCCCAATGAGCTTCAGCGGCATCTTCAACATAGCTCCAATATTTACCTAATCTTTTACCAGTTGTTTTTAAATTTTGAATCCATTTATCATCAACAGTCATTTTACGCCATAAGGTTATAGTCTCATCATCATTAAAATAATCATCAATACCTCTTATAAAATCATCAATTCTATATTCAGCTTCAGATATTACCCAATTTTTAAATCGTTCAGACTCCATAATATCTTCATCGTCAGTATCAAATAACGCTAATTTTTCTTCAGAACTCATATCATATTCATCTTGCATTTCATATGTGAAATTACTAATTAACGCTTCAGGGTTAGATTGCAACCAATCTTTAGTGATACCTTTAACATTAAAATCATGTAAAGATACGTCAGAAATAGATTTTTCCTTTAATAAACCCTCCCTTAATAGTTGTTTTATTCTATTCATAATAATAAATATTAAAAAATATTAATAAAATACTTGTTTTTTCTGAAATAAAGTAGTATATTTGCATTGTGATTAGCTATTATGTATATAATATAAATATACAAAGATTAGTATAAGTGTTGGTCTTGAGTCAAAAAGGCTTTTGAACTATTTAGGTAGTAAAAATATCGGCACATTAATTTAAAATTAAAAAGTAATTATGACAATTAACTACGGAGCGGATACTCAATATCCGACTGTTAACATTGCTGTTAACAAAAGCAGACTAAAAACATATGGTTCTTCAACCATAGGTTCGGCTTATTATCTTAATAAAGGCCAACATCCACCATAACATAATCATTATTTTAATTTAGGATTGAATAATTCTATTTAACTCTATATTTATATAAAAAGAATATTATGAGTGAAAAATTAAATTCAGGGATATATCAGATTAAAAATTTAGTGACTAATAAGGTTTATATTGGTTCTGCTAAAAATTTTAATGAAAGATTTGCAAAGCATAAAAGATTATTGAAAAATAAAAAACATCCTAATATAAAATTACAATCATCATACGATAAACACGGTGTCGGTAATTTCATATATGAAAAATTAGAATTGGTTGAAGTTGAGTTATTAATCATTAATGAACAAAAATGGTTGAACAATATTTTAAAAGCTAATACTGATTCTAAATTTTTTAAAAACAACGGATACAATCTTTCAAAAGTTGCTGGTAGCACTTTAGGTTATAAATTCTCAGAAGAATCAAAAATTAAAATGTCTAACTCTAAGTTAAAAAGTAATTCAGAATATCATAAATTTATTAAAGAAAAGTCTATAAATTGTGAAAAAGATTTTTATAAGATAGAAAATGATGAAATGATTACCACTGACCTAGACAAGTCAAATCCTTTTTATGGTAAAAAACATTCTAATGAAACTAAAATTGAAATGTCAAACCAAAAAAAAGGTAATAAAAACCCACATTTTGGTAAAGGGCCTATGTTAGGTAAAGTAATGACAGATAGTCATAAAAATAAAATAGGCGTTGCTAATAGTGGTAAAAATAATAAAAAATCTAAACCCGTATTACAATATGATTTAGAAATGAATCTAATTAATGAGTGGGATTCGGCTGGTATCGCAGCTAAAACATTAAAATTATCGGTTGGTAATTTATGGATGTGTTGCAACGGTAAAGCTAGAACTTCATATGGGTTTATATGGAGATATAAAAATAAATAAAATGAAAACAAATGAAAAGCCAACAGTACACTTGGCAATAAATAAATCAAGGATAAAGCAATATGGTAAATTAAATGAAATATCATCATATTACTTAACCCCACAAAGCGAATTCCAAATCGAATTATTTAATCCAACTAGAGATGTAGTCCTAGCACGTATTAGTTTAAATGGTAAACTAATATCTGATGGTGGATTGATTATTAAACCAGGTGAAAGAATATTTCTAGATAGATTTTTAGATGAGAATAAAAAATTCTTATTTGATACTTATCAGGTTGATAACATCGAAGCGGTAAAACAAGCCATTAAAGACAATGGTGATTTGGAAGTGGACTTCCATAAAGAACAAATAATCATTCCAGTTCAAACTACTAATAACGTTTACCTAAATAATATAGGTGATTATGGTGGTACAGTTACAACAAATGTAAATAACACCACGTTTAGCACAACCAATACAGGTGGGGTAACACTAGATGGTTTATCAAATACAAGTGGGTATGTAAATACCACCACTGGTGAACTTAATTTAAACTATAATTCATTAGGTTTAGACCAAGATGTTTATTTTCCAACTAGAAGTGAAAAACCTTCCCCAGTTAAAAAAGATAAGTTTAAACGAAGAAGGATATCTAAAACATCAAATAAAATTGAAACGGGTAGAGTTGAAAAAGGTTCAACGTCTAAACAAAAAATCGAAACCGTTGATATGAAGTTTGAGGAAAACGCATTCCATACTGTATCGTATAAAATGTTACCAATGTCACAAAAAAATATGTCTAGCGAGGAATTGGTGGAGAAATATTGTGTGAATTGTGGTAAAAAAAACAAAGTAAATAACAAGTTCTGCCCAAATTGTGGGACAAAAAGATAATAAAATTATAATAATGAAGAAAAATATAACAAATTTGATTATATTAGACGCTAGTTCTAGTATGTCACACAAAGCAGAAGAAGTGAGAGATGGGTTAAAAGACTTAATGAAAGATATCAAAAAAGATATGAAAGAAAATAAGGAAGCCAGAATGATAACGATTGTATGTCAATTTGCTGGAGCTGGAAGATTTAAGGTCTTGCTTAACACAGCTGAACGTAAAGATATAAAACCGACCAAATTGTCTGAATTATATAAGCCAAGTGGTATGACAGCATTGTATGATGCAATTGGTGAAGGTTTCAACCTTGTAGGTGATAAAGAAGATGGTGTTTTTGTAAATATCCTTACGGATGGTCAAGAAAACGATTCTCAAGAATTCACAAAAATGGCAATCAAGAAAATGCTAGATGACGCAAAAGAAAGCAAATGGGGAGTTACATTTATGGGAACTACTGAGGACGCTATTCAAAATGCAATTGATTTAGGAATTGAGAGAGGTAATACTTACCAATTTGCGGATAACGTAAGAGGTGTAGATTTATCCAACAAAGCTAAATTCTTATCAAGAAAGCATTACACTACTACGGTAATGATGTCAGCCAGTGCGGATGATATTCAAGTGGACAATTTAATGTCAGATATCGAAAAAGATATCGAAGAGTAAAAATAAAATCGCTAATCACGTTAAAAAAAGAGATAAATATTGTTTATCTCTTTTTTTTTGCGTATATTTGTATAAAATATAAATAAGATGGAAGAAACACAAGAGATGTTAATTAAAATGGGGTTCACAAACACCGCTCATAATTCATGGACTTCAGATTGGTTTGGCCCTTTTATTCTTTTAGATGATGCAACACCTGAAACGTTAGGTAAATTCATCTATAATAGGGGTGTTAATCGTAAAGAAATTGTAGTATAATATGAGTAGAAATATATTAATAACTGGTGGATGTGGATTTATTGGTTCACACGTAGTAAATCATTTTGTAAATAAATATCCAGAAGATAAAATAGTTGTTATGGATTCGTTGACATACGCATCTAATTCTAAAAATGTAGTTGGGTTAATGTCATATAACAACATACCTTACGTATACGGAATTTCAAACTTAGAGTTCAAACAAGTTGATATTAGACATGCCGTTGAAGTGGATGACGTTTTTTTCCATGAATCAATTACACATGTAATTCATTTAGCCGCAGAATCACACGTAGATAATTCAATCAGTAATCCAAATATATTTGTAGAAACAAATGTACTAGGAACTACTAATTTATTAAATGCCGCACTTAAATATTGGAAAAAGGATAATTATAAGAACCATAGATTCCACCATGTATCAACGGATGAAGTTTACGGCTCATTAGAGCTCGATAGCGACACCTTTACTGAAAAGACACCTTATGCACCACATAGCCCTTATTCAGCGTCTAAGGCAAGTTCTGACCACTTTGTTAGAGCTTATCATGATACATATGGATTACCTGTAACAATATCGAACTGTTCAAATAATTATGGGCCACATCAACACCCTGAAAAACTAATACCTAAAATCATTTCTAATCTTAGAGATGGTAAAGATATTCCAGTTTATGGTACGGGTGAAAATATCCGTGATTGGCTATATGTTGGTGACCATGTTAAAGCAATCGATTTTATATTGGAAAATGGTGTAGATGGTGAAACATATAATGTTGGTGGTGATAATGAAATAACTAACATAGAAATCATAACCCAATTATGTTGTATATATGCTGAGCATATGGATACAATGGGTGATTGGCAAGAAAATGGAGTGAATATTCCAATAGTATATGTTGAAGATAGGAAGGGTCATGATTTAAGATATGGGATAAATAGTTCCAAATTAAAAGATTTAGGTTGGAAACCTGAAATGGATTTTGAAGAAGGAATGAAAGAAACAATAAATTATTATATCAATGGATAAACAAATGAAGAGTATTGTTAATGAGGCTTTAGACATCCTTAGAGTTAACGGATTTATGGATACGGAAATTCCAGATGATGCGGCTGGGTATTATTTTCATTTGGAAAATAAAATGTGTGAGGTTTGGGTTAGAGGTGAGGATGTTCAATATAATCCAGAATACTATTATGAAGTTGAATTTAAACTTGACCAAAAAGATTGGGTACAATCTTATAGTAATGATTTAAATATCTATTGGTTATTAGGATTTTTAACCTATAATGATTTAATGGATAAAGATTATGAATTGCCTTAGTTATGAATATTGAGGAAATGTCATTGGATGAAGTAAAATTTGAGCTTAAACGAGCAAGATTTTGGGTGGAAGATTCACCCATTGTTGATTCATTATCATTAATAGAAAGAATGGAGAAGAGAAAATTAGAGGTTATTAGGGAAAAGCTATGCTAGAATTTGATATTTGGGACAATTTAACATATTTTAAGAATGATGATGGCGTTTGGTTTAAACAAACCTTCTTTGAGGATGAACTTTTAAAATATGAAGATTCAAAGGGTAATTATTGGGCCAAAGAATTTGGAGACTTCCCATATAAGAGAGTCGTATTAAGTCTAGATAGTTTTTCAAACCCTAACTCTACCAATTATTTAATTTATATTAAATATGGGGATTTTGAAGTTGAGATATGCGCTAACACCTTTTTAAAAGGAACCACATCAATGGACGCTGGTTACGTTTACGCACCTTATGTGCCTTTAGTTATGGAACCTACGATAACTAGTGATAGGGTAACCGCCTTGGGTATGGCGTTACTAGCTAGTAATTATGAGAAAAAAACGGTTAACTCTAATATGGAACCTATAATACAAATGAACCCTTGATAGCGATTCAATTAGATATTTGGGGCAACGTAACAAAAGTGTCAGATGGTAATGGTCCTTGGTCATTTAAACAACTTTTCTTTGAAAATGAATTATTGAGATATGAGGATAATTTAGGTAATTATTGGACCAAAGAATATGGGGATTTCCCATTTAAAATAGTTAAATTTAAATTTAAAGAAACTTTTCCACCATATTTTGGTTTATCCAATCTAAATTTTAATATCAAGTGTGATGATGATGAAATTATTTATACAATAAGCACTTATTGGAGCTTTACTAATACGTTAAATATAATGCCAACTACCATTGCATCAGAATTGGTCCCAGTTACACCAATGGGAGCACCCGTTGGTCATCTTTTCTATTTAGATTATATTTATGAAGATAAAAAAGAAGATAAAAAAGAAGAAAAATGGTACCAAAAAATAAAAAGTAAAATAAATTTGGTTATGTTAAAAATAAAACGTATCTTTACCATATATAAATTTAAAATAATAAAATTATGAGTAAAATCACAAATAAACAGAGAGTATTAGATGCAATGAGAGGTTACGGTTCAATTAGCCCGTGGTACGCAATCAACACATTAGGTAATACAAGATTGGCCGCAAGTATTTTTGACCTTAAAAAAGACGGTCATGAAATTTCAACTGAGATTGTGAAAGGTAAAAATAAATTTGGTGACGACATTAAATATGCCAAATATACTTTGATAAAAGAGAAAGTATAATACCTAGACCTTTGAAGAATGGATAAAATAAATTAGAAAATTATTTAATCTTCCATAACATTAAATACCTTTCTAATTTGTTTTTTAATTAATTGTAAAACTTCTTTTTTAGATAGTCCATAAATATCATTTTTAATGGTAGAATCACTATACATAAAACCAGCCCCAATATTCATATCTTTAGCCCATGTCGGTAATGGATGCTCTAATATATCAAACTCAATATACTTCCCATCTTCACCATAATGATTATCTTTTATAATAATATTATAAATTTCACTAAACTTTAGACGAGGGTCGTCAATCGAGCCATATTTAATAGCTAATTTCATACTAATTGGCTCTAAAGCATCTGAGTCTGCGTAAGCTTCAATATTACTAAAAATTGAGGCTATCTTTTTCTCCGTTAAACTTTTAATTAAAATTTTAGTCCCCTCATCTTTATAACTATAAAGTAATGTGGTGATTATCTTATCATTAATATTATCATCATCATATTTTAAATAAATTAAATTTTTTGTAATTAACTCACGAATATGATTTTCCACATTATCAGCGCTTATTATTATATCACATAATTTTATCCTATGGTTATTATCCCATAATTTTAAAAATTGAATGATACCTAAACGTTTATCTAAATACTGAATAATATTACCATTAGTTATTGATAATACATGTTCATTAGCGAATAATAATTTAGCAAATTGCTCAGGTTTAGTTGAATTCATTATTATGTTAGATACTTCATGACGTTCAAGACTATTAATTTTATACTTTAAATATAATATAATAAAATCATCTCTTTTATCATCTAATATATACTCTAAAACTGGTTCAAAGTGGAAGTTATCATTAGTAACTTTTATTATTTTAATATATTTAGCGAATAAAATATCAATTTCAAAATCTAAAGTACCATTTAATAGTTTGGTAAAATCTTGTCTACTTATGGCTTCAAAATATTCTTTAAATGCTAAATCATCTAATAATGATATTTCATAGTAAGCTAAATTATCCCTTGAAATAATTCTTTTACGAATATAAGTCTTTTTTCCCCAATTAGGTAATTTAATAACCTGATGTTCTGGTAACCGTAATCCAGTATCTACATATTGTAATATTAAATCTTTGTTATTCATTTATTTAGTTATCTCTATATAATTTATTATGTAAAGATATAACTTTACCCGTTGGTTCCTTTATGTGTTCTAATGCGTAAAGACTATTATTAACTGCAACTAATTGTACATGTTCACTTGGTGTTATACCCCTTTCCACAATATTCATTATTGCTCTACCATCACTACTTACAGCGGCTAATTGTACAGTTTCACTTGGATTTTTTATGGTATATATTTGATAGGGGTACTGTTTAACAGCCGCTATTTTTACGTTTTCACTTGGTACATCTATATAATCTAATGCTTTACCATTTGCACTTACAGCGGCTAATTGTACAGTTTCACTTGGGTCATCCATCAGATTTATCATATATGAGTATTGTTTAACAGCTGCTATTTGCACTCTTTCACTTGGATTTTTTATATACTTTAATTGTTCACCATTATCATTCACAGCGACTAATTGTACCTTTTCACTTGGTATTATATCTCTATCAAATATAATTCGTAATGCTCTACCATCACTACTTACAGCGGCTAATTGTACCTTTTCACTTGGTATTATATCCCTATCAAATATAATTCGTATCCTTCGACCATCTCCATTAACTAGTTTCAACTGCATATCTTCTGTTAACTCACCATAATAATACTTTATATTATTTGGATTATTAGTTAAAGATATACCTATCTTTCGCAAATAAGTTTTCTTAGCCCAACTAGGTAATTGAACATATTGCGCCTCAGGTATCCCTATACCTGTATCAACGTATTGCGCTATTAAATCTTTATTATTCATTTATTTTCCAATTAAATAGTTAAATTGTTCGTCAGTCAATATATGCCCTCTACCGATATAAGCTGATTTATATTCCATTGGTAATTTCATAAACCAATTCAAATCATTATTCTGTCTACCCAATAACTTTTCTTCTTCATCCTCTTGTGGAGTTTTAGGGTTATTAATCATTTTATCTACTGGAACTCCCTTAGATTTCAAATAACTAATATATCCGTCAGTATTTTCACCATATTCAGATATTGAACCAGTGCTGTTATTAGCATCAGTTAATTCAGGCCCATATTGCGTATTATCAAATACTACAATATGTAATGGGTTGTCCAAACTTACCGAACCATCTTTATTAGTTTTAAATTTGTTTTTATCAACTATAAAATAGAATGAAGATACTTTGGAATCACGATATGATTTATACATAGTATTACCTGGTTGTCCAATACAAAACCCGTATCCTTTACCAGTTAATCCACCTTGAGTGTATGAAATACATTTTCCAACACTATCTCCTTGATATACATCTATACCATTACCACTCCATAAAGTTTGCTTCTCAGCTTCGAACCCAGATTCAACGTCTGAACCACCTTGTGGTTTTTCAGTGTACTTATTAGTTTCACCATGAACATACTCAGAAAATTTTATAAAATCATTGAATTGCTTATCGCCTACATTAATAGATTTCTTGGTTAACTGAATAGGTTTTATTCTTCTCTTCATCTCTAATTCATTAAACTCATTTAAGACCTCTAAGATTGTTTTTATATCAGTAATACCATTTGCATATATAAATGCCATTACAGGTATGTTTTTAGCGTTTTTTGATTTATCGCCAGATGCAAATTGAGAAATAATAGATTCGGGATTATCTACCCCTTTTTTAGTTAAAATTGATACCCCTCTTTCTTCAGTTTTTCTAGATTCAATTATGTATTGATATATTGGTGCTAATTTCATATTATTATATTATATTATATAAATAGTATATAAAACAATAAAAAACCCTAACAATTAATGCTAGGGTTTTTGTTATTCTTACATGATATTAAGAGATTATCTTAATTCATTAGTATTAAACGTTTGTAATCCATCAACTCTAATAGCTCCGTAAAATCTGTTGTTTACAACTTTCTTAGCATAACGTGTCATTATACCTTTCACTGGTGCGAAGTTGAACGGGTTGTACATTGTAGGCGTAAGTTGCATTGGCACGTATGGTGCGTAAATGTAACCAGTGTCTAATAATGATTTCCCTTTGTGTCCAATAATCATTGAGTAAGAAGGAGCATAAGGGTCACGGTACACTTGGTAACGTCCATTTAAAGAACCAACTTTTTCAATACCCATATTGTACTGGTCTTGCTCTGGAGATGCATCAGATACGTGGAAGTATTCTAAATCGTCAAACACAGCTGAGATTTCAGAAGAAACCACGATGAAGTTTGCACCACCTCTAAGAGTAGATTTATGGATTTGTGCTGAAATTTGGTTAACTTTAGTAATTAAAGTTTGATTCCAGTCTTTTTGTGTGTAAGCATTCGCAGCTAAAGAAGCTTTTCTCCAACCGTTCCAGTCCCATCTTAGTTGCCATGCAGCAGCTTTTCTAAGGTCTCTCAAGATTTCTCTATCAATCTCAGCAGCTACTTGTTCAGATAACATTGCTGTTAATTCTGCCTCAGCATCTATATTATGGAATGCGCTAACATCTTGTGCTAACTCAGGTGACCAAGTTGCTCTTAATTTTCTTTCTTCTACAGAAACAACTACTTCGTCTAATTTGAAAGATACCTCTCCCATTTCAGTCTCAAGTTCTAATGAAGCATATTCTGCCCAAGAGATTGAAAATGAAGCTACAGTATTAGCTGATTGAGCTCCTACTGATGCGTCAACACCTACATAACCATCATAAGTTGATAATCCGCCAGCAGCTACAGGGTGAGTTAAATCCATTTCTAAATAAATGTCCCCTAAAGAATCACATATGTTGTCATATGCTACAATTCCTTTACCGTATTTTTGAGTTACCAATCTAAATGGTACTTCAGTTCCTTGTGCAACGATTATATTACCATCTCGGTCAATTAAATCACTAACACCAGCTTCAACAATTTTTAAAGAAGCTAAGAAAGATTCAGTATCCATTGGGTTACCATCTGGTCCACTTAATCTACCTTTATTGATAGAACCAAAATTAGAGGTTTTAACAATTACATTTCTCAATGAACCATCAGTAGCTTTTGGTAATAAACCTATTGCCACAGCGTTATCTGAAAACTCACCGTCTGCTCCTAATGTTTGGAATGTAGTTCCAGTTGCAGCTATGATAGAAATTTCACCTTTTGAAGCGTCAAATAATCCATCATTATAGTAAATATCATAAAGATTTTTAGCTAAGTATTCAGTTACAGCATAAGTATCGCCAGCACCAGCACTTCTCACTAATGGAAGTCCGTCAGAACCCATTGATGTATGTGCAGAGAATTTAGGGTCATTTTTATGCGGGTCACCGTATGTATTACTTGCTTCATCATAACGAGAAGAAGTTTGAGGTACGAAGAAGAATAATTTACCAATTG